GGAGTATTTACACCAAACGAATAGAATTTTTTTAAGGTTTCGAGTTATGTTGTGATATTTATATGTAAATCAATAAAACTACATTACAACAATGGCTGAAAGAATAGTATCACCAGGAGTATTTACAAACGAGAAAGATCTTTCGTTTTTACCCGCAGGAATCGCAGCAATAGGAGCTGCAATCATAGGTCCAACATCACAAGGACCGGCATTTGTGCCAACAGTGATCACAAGCTTTGATGACTTTATCGCAAAGTTTGGTGGTCTAAGTGAAGAAACTTACGTACCATACACCGTAAAAAGCTACTTAAACAGCGCTAGTACGGTGACTGTTGTTCGCGTTTTGCAAGAAGGTGGATATAGTGCAAGATCAGTGCATATCATTGCAACTGGATCATATGGACAAAGATTAGTAGGGGTTATTATGCCAACAACCACAGCAGGTGCTTCTACCGGTTATGGCTTTGATGCTTCTACATTAACAACTGGTTCAGTTACTGGATCATTTGGTCAAATCTTATCAGGAAGTAATATCACTGCACAAGCAATTACAGCATCTGCTCTCCCATCAAGTGCAAATTCTTTTGCAAATGTGCTAGGTACTTCTGTAAAAGGAGCTAAAAAAGGATACTTATATCAATGGTTTCCAGACTTTATTACTGCTAATACTGGTAGTAAAATTATTTTTGAGACTGGTTCAACAGCAGCTTTTGTAAATCTTTCTGGTTCAACTTTTGGTGTATTTGACCATGCTAAGACACCATGGATACAATCTCAAATCATTGGTAGTGAAAAACTTAATTTGTTTAAAGTTCGCATTTTAGCAGATGGTACTGATACAAATACAACATTCAAAATCTCAATTGTAAATAATACATTACCAGGAGTAGATCCAGGTTCAGATTATGGTTCATTTACAATTTTAGTTCGTGATTATAATGATACAGATCAACGTCCAAATATACTTGAATCATATAGCGGATTAAACTTAGATCCAGATTCATCTAACTACATTGCTCGAAGAATTGGTGATAAAGACTATAGCGTAAGTTCATTAGGAGTTGTATCACTTACTGGAGACTACAATAACGTTTCTAAATATATTAGAGTAGAGGTTGATCCTGCAGTAGCAGCTAAATCAATAACTGCAAATGTTAAACCGTTTGGATATGATGCAATACTTCAACCGATTCAAACTGCAAACGCAATGCCAACAGCATCTGTAGTAAGACAATATACTGAGATTAACAGCTCATATAATAAGAAAGCTTATTACGGATTTAGCTTTAGTTCAACGGATAACGTAAACTATTTAGCTCCATTAGCTTCTGGTTCAGTAGCAGGAAATAATACAGCATTCAACTTAGATGAGTGTTTTGTTCATCCAAGTGCATCTGCAGCAAATAGTAATACATCGTTTGCATCAGGATTAAGTATCTCTGGTTCAACTTTCACTGGATTAGATGTTAGCACATTCTTGAAGTTTAATACTCCTTTACAAGGTGGATTTGATGGAATGGATCCAGCAATCACTAAAAAAGTAGGTTCAAATATTACAGCAACTAACTTATTTGGTATGGATTGCTCAACTGCATCTTCAAAAGGATCAGTAGGATATATTAAAGCACTAAATGTAATTAGTAACTCTGATGAGTATGATATTAACATGATTGTAACACCAGGTGCAACAATCGCAGATCACTCAGCTATTATCAATAAAGCAATTGAAGTAGCAGAAGATAGAGGTGATACATTCGTAGTAGCAGATCCAGTAATTCAAGGTAGATCTGCAGCAGCTGCAGTTGCAGCAGTATCAGATTCAGGAATCGATTCTAATTATGTAGCTACTTACTGGCCATGGGTTAAAATTATAGATACAGATAAAAACAAACCAGTTTGGGTTCCACCAAGTGTAGTAGTACCTAGAGTAGTTGCTTACAATGACTCAGTATCTTACGAGTGGTTTGCTCCAGCAGGTCTTAATAGAGGTGGTGTAAGTGAAGCAGTAGACGTAGAGTTGAAACTAAACCAAGCTACTCGTAATGACTTATATGAAAACAAAATCAATGCAATTGCAACTTTCCCTAACCAAGGAATTTGTATCTGGGGTCAAAAAACTTTACAAGCTAAACCATCAGCTTTAGATCGTATCAACGTAAGACGTTTAATGATTACCTTGAAAAAGTATATTGCATCTGCAAGTCGTTACTTAGTATTCGAAAACAATACTACAGCTACCCGTCAAAGATTCTTAAACATCGTAACTCCATACTTAGAAACAGTAAAAGCTCGTCAAGGACTTTATGCATTCAAAATAGTAATGGATGAGACTAACAATACACCTGACGTAATCGACAGAAACATAATGTATGGTCAAATCTACTTACAACCAGCAAAAGCAGCAGAGTTTATTATATTAGACTTTAATATTCTACCAACTGGAGCATCTTTTACTAACGCATAATATTTATAGAAAAGACACAACAATATGGCAAATTTAATTGAAAATAACGAAATATTCTACACCCCTTACGAACCTAAGGTACAGAATAGATTTATACTACAAGTTGATGGTATTCCATCATACCTATGCAAAAAAGTATCTCGTCCACAACTAGAGTGTGGCGAGGTAGTTCTTGATCACATCAACATTATCCGTAAAATGAAGGGTAAATGTAAGTGGGGTGACATTACAATCTCTATGTATGATGCAATTGTTCCTTCTGGAGCACAAGCAGTAATGGAGTGGGTACGTACAGCACACGAATCAGTAACTGGTCGTGATGGATATGCAGACTTCTACAAAAAGAATTTTGATATCTTTGTATTAGGTCCAGTAGGTGATAAAATTGAGAATTGGAAAATCTGGGGAGCTTACATCAAAACCGTACAATTCGGTGATATGGATTGGTCAACTGAAACACCAGTAGAGATCAATCTTACATTAGGCGTGGATTATTGTGTGC